CTACAGCCAACCCTGAGCGTAGCTTGGCTGGTGAGGCGAACGTGCTGGCCATACCAAGTTGTACGGTATTCCATCCTAAGTGGGCTAGCTTGTTTGCCGGCAAGACCGTCAACCTCATGGTGCAGAATGACCACCCACGCAAGAATAAAGAGACAGGGGTGGTTTCAATGCCGGCTGGTTATGCTGGGATGCAGCGCATTGCCAAGCTACTGTATACCGCAGATGTACCACCAGAACAAATCAACTTCTTGCAGTGGGGACCAGAGGGTTACGACCCCGAGTTGCCTTCTGGTTATGACGTAAGAGACCATCTAAACCTGGCAACTGATGTTGCTGGCAGGATCAAGCAACTAGGTACGTTACTGAAGAAGGTTGTACCTGCACCGGATGAGTGGTTTGGTGATAAGCCGAAGAAAGGTCCTGGCGGTCAGGCTTTGGAGTGTATTCATTGCAGTAAGTATTCAGAGTTGGTTAATGCTTGGCGCAAGGCACTCAAGTGGACACCAGGTTTGGATCATGCTTTGGCAATGATGCTAGCCTCTATAGCCAGCACGAAGAGTGTTGGTGACCAGTTGTGGATCAAGGTGATTGGGCCGGCTGCCTGTCTGCGCGGAGATACACCAATTTGGGATCCAGTTGATAAGACAAGCTTGACAGTCCAAGAACGGCATAGGTTGCGTAAACCATTCCATGTCTGTTCATTCCATCGCAATGGTATGGTCATCGCTGAAGCCTACCCACCAGTGATCTATCCTCCGGTAGCCATGTATCGAGTCAACTTCAAGTCTGGCGCTGAGATGCACGTAACGGAGGGGCATCAATTCTGGGAAGCCCCTGGTTATTCAGCCCTAAGCGAAATCAAAAACAGAGTTGCGCGCGCTGGTCAGTCGCCAATCCCGCGTTATTATCAAGGGTCTCTGTTACCTGATGCGGGGCCAGAGCGAATCGCTGAAGACGAAATCATTTCTGTTATCCAAGAGGGTGCCGAGTGCTACTATGACTTTCATGTGCCGAATTTGAATAACTATTGGGCGCAAGGCTACTTCCATCACAATTGTGGTAAGAGTACGTTGTGTGAAGCAGTTAGCGTCAATACAGACTACGTGGTGGCTAAGAGCAGTATTCGCGGGTTTCATAGTGGGTTTCGAGAGGACGGTAAAGACGGTGAGGACAACAGTCTCATACCACTAATAACTGGACGTACATTAGTTACCAAGGATGGGGATACTCTGTTGCAGAGCCCCAACCTTAGCCAAATTCTTAGTGAAGCACGTGACTTGTACGATTGTACGGCGCGTACTCACTACCGTAACAACATGGGTAAGGATTACCAGGGCATTCGCATGACCTGGATTCTATGTGGTACTAACAGTCTACGAGCGCTTGATAGTAGTGAATTGGGTGAGCGGTTCTTAGACTGCGTAATCATGGACCGAATAGATGATGATTTAGAAGATGAAGTGTTGTGGCGGGTGGCTAACCGCACCGAGCGTAACATGGCTTTAGAGAGCAACGGCAAGCCAGTGAGTCAATACGAGCCTGAGTTAGCCTACGCGATGCAACTAACGGGCGGTTACGTAACCTGGCTGCGAGAGATTGCCCAGGAGCAGATGAGTACAATTACCATGCCGGAGTGGGCTATGCGCCTCTGTACTCGACTAGGCAAGTTTACGGCCCATATGCGAGCTAGACCCAGTATAAGGCAAGAGGAGGTAGCTGAGCGAGAGTTTGCCTCAAGGTTGGTTAGCCAACTAGTGAGGGCTGCAAAGTGCTTGGCTTTGGTGCTTAACGAATCAGAGACAGATGAGAAGGTAATGAACCGCGTTAAGCAGGTGGCCTTAGACACGTCACGGGGACAAACCCTAGCCATTGCTAACCACTTGTACCAATCCGGTAGTGGGATGCCTGTACGCAAGCTAGGTCTGCTACTAGGGCGTAGTGAGGATAAGCTAAGGCATATGCTGCGGTTCCTAAAACAGATTGAGGTAGCAGAGCCTTTTGAGGCAAAAGTACAGCAACAGAAATCGTTGTCAACGGCTATCCACTGGCGTCTAACTGACCGGATGTTTCAACTCTATCAAGACGTAACTGTACAAGACGAGTAAGGGAGGAGATGATGCCTTCATACACACTGCAATTCAAGGCTCAAGGCGTTAAGCAAAGGGTATCTTCCTTAGACGCGCCTTGCGCTAACGATGCAGAGCAGGTAATTCAACGTACCCACCGCATTGATCCTGGTACGTTAGACATCTGTCGGGCAGAGGTAGAGATAACCGATAACCCACGATCACGTCAGGTTCGCGATACTCCAGAGAAGATTATTCATTAACTATTGGAGCCAATCTTGCCCAGCATTGATGCAACGAAAACTCTAGTCCCTTATTGGCAAACCTCAGATCATAATACTGTTCGATTGTACCAAGGCAATAGCTTGGATGTACTGAAGCAATTACCAGACCAGTCAGTTCACATGGTTGTCACTTCACCACCATACTGGGGTTTGCGGGACTACGGAACATCACAGTGGATTGGTAGTAACCTCGATTGCCCCCATCAACCAACAAAAGCTGAGGTGTTGCATAAGTGTATGCGCAGCAACAATCTAACCCCAGGTGGGGTTCACCGCAGTCAGTTTGAAAATGAACGTAGCAGAATTGTTGCTTCCTGGAAGATTTGCCCTAAGTGCGGAGCCAAGAAAACAGATGCTCAAATCGGCAGTGAGGCAACGCCACAACAATTCGTACAGGTGATGGTTACCTTGTTTCATGAGGTGTACCGAGTATTACATAACAACGGAACTTTGTGGCTTAATCTAGGTGATACCTACAGTAGTGGTGGTAATCTGGTTGGTATTCCATGGCGGGTTGCTTTGGCATTGCAAGCAGATGGTTGGATACTACGTCAGGACATTATTTGGCATAAGCCCTCACCGATGCCAGAGTCAGTTAGGAATCGTTGCACCAAATCCCACGAGTACATTTTCCTGTTTGTAAAGAAGATGGGATACTTCTATGATGCTGAGGCAATCAAAAGCCCCGCTACTGAAAGTCACCTGAATAGACAAAAGTCTGGTTACCATTACAATGATGAGGAAGGTCGTAAGTCGGCTGGAGCTAACACTATAATTGGCAACCGTGAGATATTTACTAGTAACAAGCGGTCTGTGTGGACCGTTTCTAGTCAAGGCTACAGCGGGTCACATTTTGCAACCTATCCTCCAAAGTTGATTGAACCTTGCATTAAGGCAGGTACTAGTGAGAAGGGTTGTTGTGCTAGGTGTGGTGGCCCTTGGGTAAGGGTTGTAGAAGGGAAGAAGCTAACCAGAGAGCGACCCAACGATTATGTCAAGCGTACAGGGGAGAATGGTACTGGCAATTCATGTGCCAACACTGTAGCAGGAGTAGACGTGAAAACTGTTGGTTGGAAGCCTACCTGCAAGTGCAATGCTGATGTTGTACCTTGCGTTGTGTTAGACCCATTTATCGGTAGTGGAACAACGTGTTGTGTATCCATCAGTCTTGGTAGGAATTCAATTGGTATTGACTTGAGCAAGCAATACCTAGATCACAATGCTATACCGCGTATCTCAGGGGAGTTGCTAGCTAGACCATCGCTAGCCCACTTGGTAGGTAGAAAGCCTAAGAGACTCAACCTTGGTAAGAAGCTGGCTTAATCCAATGTTGAACTTTTAACTTGCCCTCTATATATATATATATTATAGTAGGGTGCTCCAGGGTATAGTATAATGGGTATAGACGAGTAGGTAAATAGCAAAAACGTACAAAACGCAAAAACCTATACTAAGGCTAGGCGTGCGGGTTTTAGCCAGCAAAGGAGAAAACTATGGATTGGCTGTCGATTGTAACTGCGCCACGCGATGGTACTGTGGTACTTACCGATGAAGGCACTGCCAGGTATGTTTCACAAAATCATTGGGCATCTCCAGTCACCGATGGTTGGTATCTGTCAGATACAAGTGGAAACATCCCAATCTGTGCCGACAATGGTATGGGTATTTCGTCTATAGAACCAACTCTGTGGATGTCACTGCCTGTTCAACGACCAGACGGAGGCCAAGAGGGCCTGATCAAACTGTCGGTTAAAGAGTTGTACGCCAAAGAACATAAGATTATGGCAGAGATCGTTCAACGACGTTTGGAATTCTTACATCGTCTAGCATCACAGTCTGCTTTAACCGCACAACAAGTTCAAGACTACGTTGACAAGGGGCGCACAGCTTTTTCACTACCTATGGCTGATTGGGCTGCTGTGATTTTGGGTATCAAGGAGGACAGAATTGCCTTAGCTAAAGAGGGAGTTGTTGATTTCTACCCCATCATCATCCCAACCAAAGAAACTGAAACTAGCGAGTACTTGGAATTGTTCAAGCCAGAAATTAGTTTTAGGAGAGTCTAATGGACCAAGCAGAAGAGTTAATTACTGAGTTGGAATTGATGCGAGAGACCAATCGTCGTCTCAATCGCAGATGCCAGATGTTAGAGTCTGTAATTGCGAATAAACAGGAGGCTAACTACTGGGCTTGTCTTAGGTACAAAGCCGGTTATGCAGAAGGCTTGTTGGGCAACCAAGAAGTGCAGAAGTGGCAGCGAGTGGCTCAGAAGCACGGAGAGAAGAATGCCAAACTGAAACAACAAATTGCTCGTCTTCTTCTAGACATATCACAATTATGTACTAGGTATTAGGAAAGTCTAATGACTCAATCACCAATCAAACCGAAATTTCCTGTTTTGATCTTTGGTGCAGGTTTACTAGGACGAAAGGTTTTGGCTGACCTGCGAGCTAACGGTACTGAACCAGTAGCCTTCATGGACAACAGTCAACGACTGTGGTATACGGTTGTTGATAGGCTAACTGTTGTGCCGCCAGAAGAGGCCGTACGAAGATACGGTGTTGTGAATGTTCTATACTCAGTGGCTGTTTACAACCACTCTACAATCATTCGCCAACTACACAGCCTTGGTTGTATACAAGTAATTCCATTCACTCGTCTATATCGGTATTACATGCCTTCTGTTTTGCCTTTCTACTGTCTAGAGAAAGACAACCAGACAATACTAGAGAACAGAGAATCTGTGGTTGCTGTTTCTGATTTGTGGGATGATGAAACATCTAGGGATTACTACAATAGCCAGTTGCTTTGGCATATGGATTTAGCTTCTGGTTGTCTACCGCAGCCTTGCCCAGCTTGGCAGACCTATTTTCCACCAGACTTGATTCAACTGCAAGAAGATGAGGTATTTGTAGATTGTGGTGCTTACGATGGTGATACGTTACGTGACTTATATTACAAGACTGGTGGTAAGTTTAGGGAATACCACGCCTTTGAACCGGACCCAAGCAACTATCACAATCTTTGTCGATGCGCATCCAACCTAAGACTGAGTAACAATCCTGGGCGTTTCTATCCAGGACTAGTTGCTGTGTCTGACAAGACAGGCTACTTACCATTTGAATCTGAAGGCAGTGTTACCTCATTTGTGTTTAATAGCGGCAATAGTATAATAGCTTGTGAGAGACTGGATATTTTGTTGGATGGGCATAAGCCAACTTACATTAAGATGGACATTGAGGGACATGAGCTACAAGCTTTGGCTGGAGCAAAAGGCATTATTCAGCAGCACCAGCCAATCTTGGCTATCTGTACTTACCACCACTTGAGTGACTTGTGGAATATACCGTTGCTAATCAAGGAGTACAGCCCTAGCTACAAAATGTTCTTTAGGGTGTATGCTGAGGATTGTTGGGAGTCTGCGTGTTATGCAATTCCCGAACACCGTCTTATCAAGCAGTAAGGTAGGTTAGCTGTGGATAACTATGGGCCGGGACTGTTTGTCATTGGGTTTATGGTAGTTTCACTGTTACTATTTATCTACTGTGTTTTCTGGGAGAACTGAAATGGCGAATCGAGCATTGTTGGTTGGTATCAATAAGTACCCCTCTGCGCCGTTGCAAGGTTGTGTCAATGACGTAGAAGATATGGCAAACTTCTTAGTCAACCATTGTGGTTTCAAGCATGATGAAATTGCAGTGCTCACGGATGAGAGGGCTACTCGTGAAAACATCATTGACTCACTCTATGATTGTATCATTGAGCCGTCTAAGATTGGCGATAGGATGTTTTTCCACAATAGCAGCCATGGTACGGAAATGTTGATTAATGGAGAACTGCATGACTGTATATGCCCAGTTGACTTTGACTTCACTACAGACACGGCAATCACAGATATTGACTTTAGAAAGTATTTCTATTCTCTTCCTCAAGGTGCTGTCTTCAATTGGGTTGCCGACAGTTGCTTCTCTGGTGACTTGGCTAGGAAGTTGCCACCCCGTGCTGGTGCAGTGGTTAAATACCAATTAGCTAGATCATTCCCTATGCCTTTTGATCTAGCTTGGAGTGTGCAGGCAGCTAAACTTAGAGGGGCCACAACTTCTAGATTGTCTGTAGCTGTCGAGCACCTTAACGGAGCCCTCATTAGTGGGTGTGATACAGACCAGACCAGTGCCGATGCTTTCATCGAAGGTAGGTATAATGGGGCTTGTACTTACGCTTTGCTAAAGGCATTGAAAGCAAGTCCTGCTGAACCACTGACAAAGATTGTTACTACGATGAATGATTGGATGGATGCCAATGAATATGATCAAGACCCGCAGTTGAAGGGAAATCCTGAGATTCGCGGCAAACCATGGCTTACAATTTAGGTAACATCATGCCTGACTTACCCCAACGACGTGGAGCTTGCCCCGGGCGATGTTGTGATGGACTACGCGGCGTATCGGTTCGCTGCGAAGAAATCACTTGCGGCGAAAGGAGCGTGACGGGATGAGCGAGCATGTTTTGGTCGGCAATGTTGAGCGGTTCGGTATCGAATCGGATGGCTCTAGTCATCGGTTCTCGACGATTCTCGCGGAGTCTTACCACTACGCGCGGCTGCGGATCAAGGAACTAGAAGAGGCCGTTGCTTGCTATGAAGCCATGAAGGAGGGCATGGCTGTTCGTATCGCGGACCTAGAACACAAGAACGCCGTCCTCTCCCTCAAGGCCCGCGTTGTAGACCGCCTGCCTTTGTGCCCTGACCATCGCGACAAGGTGGCAGGAAAGCCGTGTCTGCAATGCAAGGTGGAGTGGCTATCCAAAGTTAACTGGTACTGGGACGACCGCGACATAGAATCGCCAGCCAGATCACCGGCGGATGTTGGAGAGTACGACGAAATCGGCGACATTGTGGAGCTTCGTCCGCTCCACGAGTTGCCGGCAGTGTTTATGCTGAGGACTGAGGATGGTCCGCAGTTCTTCGATAGCGCAGAGGCAGCCGAAGCGGCGAAAGGATCTGGTGAAGCATGACCGACCACAACCCACTCACTGACCCGCAGGCTGGCGACTCGGTGGTTACTTGTATTAACGGTGTGCGCGTCACGCGGACGGTACTTGAAACGACATGGCTTACGGTACGGTGCAGAGATTCTCGGAAGAACGTGGTGCAATACCTCTGGCGATACGAGTGGACGGATTGGTGCCGCAAGAACAATGCCGAAGTGGTGAGGGAGAAGCCATGACCGACCAGCCCATACCCGTCTGCCTGTGGTGCGGAGCGGCAGGCGGGTGTCATTCGGATTGTGTTGCTTGGGAGTGTGGAAGTCACAAATTCGACGGCGACTTGCCAGCATATCAGTCCCCACGATGCAAGGACCGCGTCATCGCCAAGCAGGCCGCGGAGATCGAGCAACTCAAAGCCGACAACACAGAACTGCGATGGAGGCTTGGCCGGATGCTCAGTCTGGCTTACTTAGCTGCCAGCGAGGGTTACCGAGAGCGCCTCCAGCCGGTCTACGACGACGATTGTGCGTATCTGAAGCAAAGCGAGGTCAAGCCATGAAAGTCTGGTGCGTGAAGTGGCGAGAACCGTTCGCGGAGAAAGGTCAGCCGGCCGAGGGCTATTGTGCGTGCAAGGTGAACAGGTGCCCGCCGGATGGGCAAGACAACGTGCCGACGAAGTGTGGCATGATCGTCATCTTGCAAGGTGGAGGCGTGAAACGAAAGCCGACCTGCCCCGAGTGCCTTGAGAAACTGAAGGAAAGGAAGTGAGCGATGGCCGTCTACGTCGACCCAATTTTCGTCTGGCCCACTGCTAGGCTAATAGGGCAAGCTCTGCGGGTGGCGACTCGCAACAAGGGACAGTGGTGCCATATGTGGTGCGATGTCGGCGACGAAGCTGAACTGCACCGCATCGCCAAAGTCGTCGGCATGAAGCGAGGGTGGTTTCAAGACAAGGTACGGTTCCCGCATTACGATCTTGTGCCATCAAGACGAGTGAAGGCAATCAAAGCTGGAGCAGTCGAGATGGACTATCGGACCTGGAAGATGAATCAGATTGCGAACCTATAACCCCAACCGCCCAACGGGCTGGAGCGAGGTAAGAACATGAATAAATTCAAGCTTACGTTGTGCTGGGTCGTTTGGTGGCTCGCAAAGGAATCCATCTGCTTGCTTTGGCCAGGCTACTACGAAATCAAGTTTGATATTACGTATGACGAGGAAAACCGTTTCGTTGTCGCTGAACACAATTGTGGCAGCCTGTTGTAGCCACGGTACACGTGAGCCCCACGGGCAGGAGTGAAGGATGAGCGGAGCATTGGTGTCCGGCGTGATTGTTACTTGCTTCATTGCGGCCGTGATTGTCGGAGTGGTGCTTGGCAACATGCTGGTGGATGACCTTGAGCAGGATGATTGACCCGCGGGCGAGAGCACGGCCGGCTCGCCCGCGATGGTAGGCCGATGGCGAAATACAGCAATGGCAACCGACAAAGAACGCATTCTTATGTCGATCATTCACCAGTTGAGCGTTACGAATACGCTTGGCCCATATCACCAGAACTGGTCGCAGGGAAGTGCGGCTTATCAGCAGGACGGTCGCGAAGGCGCCTTTGTGCATTTCGCGCCGTGGGACGGTTCACGGTTGAAGCCGGGTATGTTGGTGCTGTGCAAAACTAGTGTTGCCCGTGAAGTTCACGATTGGGCTGTTGCGTATGTTGTCGAGGTGCTCGGGGACGCCGAGTGCATGTTACGTGAAATCGGGAGCGACCGACTTTTGCGGATGGGCAATGAGTCGTTCGAGCCGATTGTTGGGATGCCGGAGCACATGCTGCGGGAGCGAGAGCAGCATCAGTTTGCGAAAAAGGTGCAAGCTGCCTTTCGTCGCGGAGGCGAGTATTCCTACCGATACGGCGGAATCGACTTCGACGCATCGAATGCTGGCCGTGCAACGGTGTGGGTGCGCGAGGTGTTTGGCGGGATGAACAAGCCGTCAAGGCCGTTCGCCGTCGCGATGGAGTACACCAGAAAAACGACGACCAAGGCCATTCTGGAAGAGATGCGGAAGCAGGGCTACGGTACGCGAGCGTTCGAGATCGACGAGGAGGAAGTGGAGAGGCGGCGACTAGAAGCGGAGAAAAGGAAGTAGCCCGGCCCGGCCGGCAGAAAGGGAGAGCATGAAACCAAACGACATATCGCCAGCGTGGGAGTCAACGCCAGCAAGCAACCGCATCACGTGTTGTCGTGCCATGTTGCACATCCACGGGTTCTTGAGTGATGCCGAGAGTGAGCGGGTGAAACGCCGCATCGACAAGTGGATCAAGAGCAGCGAAAGTCCGAAGAAGGCGAAGAAAGGGAGAGCATGAAACGTGTCACGCTAAAAGACCTCCGGGCAGCGTTTCAACGACGCGAAGCCGCCTGGAAGTTCAGGCACCAAAAACTGAGCACTCAACAGAAGGCCGACCTTCAAGCAGAGAGAAGCCTTGCGGACGGAGAGTGGCGGGAACTGGCCATGAACTATGCCCTGCAACGGTTGAAAGTGCAATGATCCTCCTAACCCTACTCCCGCTGATCCTGGTGCTGACCTGACATGATCCGCCGCACACCACATCGCGAACCGCCAGGCCAGATTGTCTGGCTCTCCCTCGTGGTGTACTGCCGCTGGATGGAAACGCTGACGCGCGGTGTAGTGCTGACCGGCCCGTGGTATGCGTGGCCGAGAATCGCATGCCGAGAGGTGAAGACTTTACCAACCAATCTAACCACGCGGCATCGCCCGCGGCTGAGGTGGGAGGCTCACAGCGGATTCTGTTAGCTTTCGCCCGTGCCGCACATAGAGACGCCTTACGACAGATCGGGCGTAGTGCGGTGGCGGGCGAGAGCGCCCCACGGGGCGTTGCCGCCCGGTACCAACATGAACACGAAAGGGAGAACATGCCGTCAGAACAGCCAGCCGAGACTGAAGCCGACTTCCTCTGCGATGGATGTGGAGTGTGGGTTTCGTCTAAAGAGGTATTCGAGTGTCCGGAATGTACAACCGAGATGTGTGAAGACTGTCTGGCAGAACACGAATGCGAATGAAAGGAACCCCATGGACCCCTTTACCACCACCATCGACACCGCCACCATCGACCGTGAGCCGCTGACCAAGAAGCCCGATGTCGCGCAACTCAATGCGGACTGCCTCGGTGTCTTATGGGAGCTGGCACCAGGGAAAACGTCGCTGCACTGCGCTCCCGGTGCTCGCCCGAAAGGTTACATACAACGAATGATTGCGGCTGGAGTGCTTTCCTGGGATGGGTTCCAGATAGACCTGACGGATGTCGGCAAGGTTCTCGTCGAGAGGGTTACCGGCGCGAAGTTTCAGCAGGAATTCGACCAAGGTGTTTTGGAGCGGGCGGACATGGCTATGGAGAAGCTGCGAGATTCACCGACCGTCGAGCCGTGTGACCCATTGCCACCTGAGCCCAACCTAGCGTCACTGCGAGCCGACGTGGCAACCGTGCTGCGAGTCATCGTCGCCGACGCATCTACGTGGACGCTCGATCAGGCGTTGGCAGCCAAGCGGGTGCTGTGGTGGGCAGCCAAGCAGCTTGGAAACGCAGACGGCAATGTAGACGATCCGCCAGTCGACGCGGAAGAGCAGCCGCTGGACTTCGCGGCGTTGAGGAAGGCCGTCGAAACGCTAGCAAAGTTTCGCTTTACGTCTTTCCTTGTGTGGACGGACGAAGCCTGCGTTGCGCTCGACACGCTGTCTGAGTCAGCTCCCCGCCTCATCGCCATGTCCGAGCGGGGAGAGAAGTTGGCCGCGGACGTCAGAATCGAACGGCAACGCTTCATGGCAATTTCAGCCGAGGACTCTCGGACGAACGAACAACTGGGCGCAGCGCTGAATCGAGCAGAAGCCGAGCGTGACCGCCTCAAGACTCAACTCGCCGAGGTGACCACGCAGCGAGAGTTGGTGATAGCTGGCCGCAATCATTACGCGAACAAGGCTATTGCCTTTGAGGATGAGGCCGTGAAGCTCAGGGCCCAGCTTGCCGGAATGACAGTATCCCGCGAGTACGCCGAGCAGCATCTGGTGGCCATCGAATCGCAGCCGAGCGGGCTGAGCGAGGAAGAGTACTTGAGTGATGCTGCCGACACGCTGCGAAACATCATCGACCGCCTGAAGCGGCAGAAGGCGGTGCCGTGTATTCCGGTAGTGGACGGCAAGCGGCCGGATGGGCTGGGTGACAACGACATGGTGGTCGCAGTGTATCAGTGTGACGACTATCCGTCATTGTGCGCGGGTGTAGCAAAAGCCGGCAGTTGGCTCTGGGTCCGTGTCAGGTGCATCATTCGCCTGTCCGACCTCCTGAAGACGCTGCCGAAGGGAGATGCAACAGGTAAATGACTTATGCCAGAAATCATAGCCCCGAGGTTACGGATGAAGAGATACTCAGGTTGATGAATCTGGCCTTGTTGATATTCAGCAAAGATGGCAGCACTCTGTTGAAGTGGAATTGCTCCAGCCACAAGTATGTGTCAATAGTGTTCAAGCCCAACGGGGATGCAAGGCGAATGAAGGCCAACTTGAGGTTCGGGGCTGAAGGTAGAGAAGGGTCTAGGTCTAGGACGATCTACCGCAACAAGCTGGTGTGGATGTGGCATCACAGGAAGGTTGTGCCAGAGGGATTCGTGATCGACCATATAGATGAGGATTGTACGAATGACACTGTTGACAACTTGAAGTTGATGACTTACGAGGATTCTGATAGACAGGGTTGGGAGTTACAGGGTAAGGGTGAAGAAATACCTTTCTAAATCTTGGGAGAAACGAAAATGCAGATTGAAAATGGGTCACCGGAGGTTAGGAAGATAAAGGATGTTGAGTTTGGCAGCACGATTGTCTATGATAACACCATCTACATCGTGGTGTCTAGTCCCTCAGAAAGTCCCAAAGGCATGGTTCTGTTAGTGGATATTTATTTAGGGTCTGGCAGGTATCTTCCATGGGAAACTGAGGTTCCTATTGTTCCGTATAAGGATGTTAGGTGTAGTGAGTAGAAATTAGGTTGTCAATAGGGGTAAAATATGGGTCTCGAAAAAGCCGTGGCAGACTTTCTTAGTGTTGTCGAATGGGGAGGTCGTGTTGGTTCCGAACGATTTGGCTTAGTAGTGTGTCCATGGTGCAGAGAACATCCCTATAGGCATAGGGATGATTGCCAAATTGCAAAACTGAAAGCATCATATGAATATCAAGTGACTGTTACGCATGATTCGACTTTGGTAGTTGAGGCTAAAAATGAATAGGACTAACCATGAGGTCATAGTAATGTCTCGTGAAGCGATTGAATATTCAACCACACCCCTGGACCTCCATATTAGTGCTACAATTGCTGGGGCTATGGAGGACTACTTGAATAGGGGGGTGTTGGAATCTGTAAAAGGTGTGTCTGAGAATCCTAATGATGAATCTGAGACTTGAGTTAAAGTTGGCTTGATTTGTGTTGGTGGAGGCTAATAGGTATCCGTGGTTAATAGAAGGTAGTTGATGAAATGGGAAAGAAGAGGGAGTTGAGTCACTCTGAGAAAATCAATCCAACAAGGAAGTTGACTAAGATTGACGAAATGAAGATTGCAAAACAGATGAAGCATGTTTCAGTGACTGGTGAAAAGGAGTTGAATGAAAAGAGTTTGCTGTTTGTTGCTGAATACTTGGTGGACTTTAATTCAACTAGAGCCGCAATAGCAGCAGGGTACAGTAAGAAGACGGCTGGAGTTAAGGGCTGTCAGTTGATGAAGAGGCCTGACATTGCTCGTGTGATTAAGCAGTTCCAGAAAGAGGATTTGGAGCGTTGCCAACTCACTAGGGAAGAGGTGTTATTACAATTGTATTATTGTGCAACTAGAAGTGCAGCCGACTTCTGTGATGAGAATGGGCGTATAATTACGGATGTGCAACGATTGACTAAGAGAGCCCAGAATACAATTGATGGTATTGACCAGACGGTTAGCTACGATCAGGAAGGTAATGAGATTGTACGCACTAGGTTACGACTAGTCCCTAAGTCTGATGCCATCAACATGGCTTTGAAGCATATGGGGATGTATGCCCCAGAGAAGCATGACGTGACGGTACATCCAGGATTGGACTTCGATAAGCTAGCCAAGGAAGATAGGCCACCAGATGAAATCGAGGCTGAATTGTTGCCTAAGCTAGAAGAGGAGAAGACTGATGCTCAGTAAGGAAGAGGTAGATCAGATAATGGGTATGTTGAAGGAAGATACCCCAATCCCAAACATTGCCCAACAGTTGAATATCTCTAAGGGTACGGTTTACGACGTGAAGAATGGCAATCACCGATACACCCGTCCCGCTAGTGATCCATCAGGTGACCAAGAGTTCTCAATCCATTACCCCCATGCTAAAGCAGCCTATCAATGGTGTGGGGGATGTCGAGCTAGAGTGAAGATGCCTTGCTTGGCTTGTCAGATACGCAAACTCAATACTGAACGATTAGCCAGAAACAGAAACCTAGGTATTGTATCTGTTGAACCCCATGAAGTAGAAGAGACCCAAATCGCTACTAGCTAATCACTCATTCCATCGTTGTTAGTTACAAGGAAGATTATGGGTAGACTATCACAACTAGATCCCCTAGTGTTAGCCAGGCATTACTGGCCCAACATCAAGTTCTACAATAAGCAGATTGAGATTATCGATTCAGTTTGGAACAATGACGAAACAGTAGTGGTTGCTGGCAACGAGTTAGGCAAGGACTTTGTGTCAGCCTTTATCGTGCTGGCTTTCTTTCTAACTAGACACCCCTGCCGTATCATTACCACTAGCGCTAATTACAGACAATTGGCAGATGTGTTATGGGGTGAGATACGTCGGTTCATTCAGAATGCTAAGTACCCCCTTGATTCTGAGCATGGGGGCCCTCTACTTGTCAATGATATGCTCATACGCAGGGTTATTGATGGCAGAACTTGTGCTACAAGTTACATTCATGGATTTACAACAGCCAAGGGTGAGGGTATGCTAGGGCACCACTGTAACTTTCCTGAGTGTTGTGGCATTCAAATCCCACAAGATGGGGTTCCCCGCAACTTATTCGTAGCTGACGAGGCTAGTGGTGTAGATGACTTGAGTTATGAGTGCGCTGATACTTGGGCTAAGCGCAAGCTCAGTATCGGTAACCCCTTCCCATGTTCCAATTTCTTCTTCAATGCTGTCAAGGGAGGAGATATTTTAGCCTCATGAATACTAATGAGATGTTCAGACAACCGGACTCTTTATTGTCCTACCGAAAATTCACCCACGGGGGAATTGCAGTTGAAGAGTTTGTCATTTTGTGGGGAGAGAAACAACCAGACATAGTTGTGAAACTATTGTGGGTCAGGCCCCCATTTAACTCAACTACAATCGACAGAAAGCCTAACCCTATTTGTCATGTCGAGTTTCCCATCAGTAGCTACCCTCAGTGTTTAGAGGTTGCCAGGCTAGGCGTTCAAGATGCTTTTGAAGACTATTGGAAGTTGCCCACTCAGAGTCCACCAGAAGCAAAAGCGTTCACCATTTATCCAGTTATTATCAACATGGATGGGCTGCGAGAATGAACCGTTTTGATATTAGAACAAGTGATAAACCCAAGTGGGCCTTACTCCATATCGCTAAATGTGGAGTCAAGTGTTCTATCTGCAAGTGGCCAGGAAATTAGGGCTAGGGAAATCAACTCGGTTATCAAAAATGAAATGTCATTCCCTGTTTGCCCTGCCTGTGGAGGTAATGTTGGATTTACTCACTATGCTAACCGTAAACCGCACACTAGTCAAGTGGAGGAGATGTTGTGACTGACCCTATTACCGTTGAAATTCTGCTAAAGATGAAGACTGGCGAATCAACGCCACAAGAGTTTGAGGTTACTACACCTGAAGTTGTTATTGATACCCAAACTGAATTGCACCAACTGACACCCGCTCAACGTGAAGCACACGAGAGACTACAGTTGCAGAGAGACTTCAAGGGGCGTAAGCTACGATTACAACATGCTTATGGTTTGCCAATTCGTAAGGAGAGGAAGTAAGCATGGGACAACTACCAGAGGTTGAATTCTTGTATGTATGGAATGGGCATCCTTGGACCAATGACCCTAGGTACGACTACTACCCTAACATACAACTAGAGAGAGGAGAACACAACAGAGTCTATTTAGATGGGGTTGATGTTTCAGAGAGGGACATAACTTTCATCTTGACTGGCAGTCTGGGGATAATCGAAGAATTCGTTAAAGAAGGTGGTGCCCACGTCATTGACCCTAAGTATAGAACCCCGTTGCGTAAGATTACTAGGGGTAAGGTTGAATACACAGACTTGAGACTACCGAACGATGCCTAGACACTACCGCAAAGTCATACAAATCGGTGCTGAAGACAGCCCTAATGTACGTTGGGCACAGAAGGAAATACGTGAGGGTAAGAAGCCTAGCAATCGTATATTGCTTGGTGGGGTGATTACCTACAGTGACTATTGCAAGCGCAGGCAACTGTGGGATGAGGTGAGGCAGTGCATTAGCCTGGATGGTAGGTTCTGGGAAGGGGCTGACCTACTGTTGTTCCCACCCGTATGGCTTAACCTATGTGAGAATCTAGCCAAGGCTGGTTTCGTTAATGTAACAGGCCAGCGTAAGACGTTAGGGATTGATACAGCCCAAGGTGGAGATAACACCTGCTGGGCTGTTACTTGTTTGAGTGGCCTAGTGGCCCTCATTTCTAGGAAAACGCCAGACACCTCCGTTATTCCTAAGATGACGTTGGCTATTATGCGGCAGTATAGAATACTGGCCGAGGATGTGCTGTTTGACCGCGGTGGAGGTGGGCAAGAACATGCCGATAGGCTACGCGATCAGGGATATAATGTAGGAACAGTGTCGTTTGGTGAAGGTGCTACACCTGAGCGTAAAATCTACAAGGAATATGTACCTGGTCAGGAGCGCATACGCCAAGCAGAGCACAAGATGGCATTCAAGAACCGCAGAGCAGAAATGTATTGGGCTGCTAGACAGGTCATTGAACCCAAGGGCGATGATGAAAAGAAAGAGGCTACGTTTGCTTTGCCTTCCAGTATTGTCAACAGGCCTCGTACAGATGGTGGACCCTCACTGCGTGGTCAGCTATCGAAGATACCGATTGACACAGACGATGAGGGTAGGATTTCTGTACGACCTAAAGGCAAGACCGGTGATAACGATAGGAACAAGAAGACTTTAGTCCAGCTTGTTGGATGTTCACCAGACGAGGCAGATGCTTTCGTCATGTCAGTCTATCGCCTCACTCGACGTAGTTCAACATTCGAGGTAACTGCAATCTAATGTTACCCACAGACTATAACGAAGCAGTCATCCAAGGCCATCTGGTTTTAGATTTTAGACCTGGATTACTGTTTGACGAATGTCACAAACTAGCTAGACGGATGGCTATTGTAAGATGGGCAACTGTCGTTTATGAACTGTCTGGAAGGGTATTCATAATCAGTGGTGATTTGCTATCTAGGGGCAGAAACTAACTTAGCCCAGAAAGGTAGACTATGAACCTATCCTGCCCTGAATGTGGTGAAGTGTTTGAATTGGACACCAAGATAAAACCTGGTGATCAACTATCTTGCCCTCACTGTAACTTCCGAGCGAAGTATGATGGGCCAATCACACCCCAGGAAGTTTCATTAGAATACATGGGGGAATTGACTCCCTATGAGGAGACTGTAGTGGACTTCCAACAAGAACAAGCGGCCAACGAAGAGGAGCAACGAAGAATGAATCATGTTGGTTATGACTACAAGGTCACTAACGCTTGGCGTAGCTTCATGCGAAACCTAGGCCGATTACAAAGCTAATGCCCCTGGGTTGCTGTATAGGGCTAGGTGGGCTAAGGTGTAGGGTTTACTGGCCCTTAGCCTAGCAACGTAACCTGGGGCACGCTAGAGGCCTTTATGGGCTTGTTTGGGGCAGGGTAATGCTTATGGGGTAGCCTATAGGGGGCAAACCAGTATAATGCCGATAGATAGGGAGCACAACATAGGGGATAGATTGTGGCCAAGAAGACCAATAACGGTAAGTCGTTCACGCCAGTAGCTAACGAAGCGAATGGCAAATCAAAGTCTGAGTTTGAATCGTTGTTTGAGTTTCGTGAGATTGTTGACAATGTGATGACGCAGCGACAGCAACTGATTAGTCGCTACTTCGACCCACGTAGGAAAATTGAGGATGAGTGCGGTTACCCTGACCTGAGGACGGTTACGCCACAACACTACAAGGATCTGTATGATGGTGATCCTATTGGTGGGCGGGTTGTTGAGTTGATGCCTTTGGAGTCCTGGCAGGTAACACCCAGCGTATTTGAAGATGAAGACCCAGACGTAGAAACAGAATTTGAGGCAGCTTGGCTAGAGATTGGTAAGAACCTGCGCGGGCGTAGTTGGTATCAAGATGAAGAAGGGAATGCCGTATGGGAATGGCTCATACGCGCTGACATTGATTGTGGTATTGGCCACTTCGGTATCCTACTGATCGGTATCGACGATGGCAAACCACTGAGTGAACCGGCAGATGGTGTTGAGCAGGCAATGCTCAAAGCAAAAGCCCCAGTAGCTAAGAAGGGCACTAAGCTACTGTACTTGCGGTCATTTGATGAATCACAAATAACAGTTCAGCAGTGGGACACAGATCCAAAGAGTTTGCGATATGGTCAGCCTATTATGTACTCTGTGACGTTATGGAACCCAGAGAGTACAATGGCTTCCTCTTCTATGCCACCTACTGGCACTTTCTCCGTACATTGGACCAGGGCCATTCATTTAACGAGTGGTGAGGGGTCAAATGAAGTAGTCGGTCTTCCTAGATTGCAAAGCGTACTATATCCAGTGTTGGACATTCGTAAGGTAGCTGGCGGTAGCGCTGAGATGTACTGGAAGGGGGCTTTCCCAGGCATCAGCATCGAAACCCATCCGCAGTTGGGTGGTGATGTAAAGATCAATAAGGCTATCATCCGCACCCAGATGGAGCAGTACTTTAATGGCCTACAACGCTACCTAGGATTGATGGGCGTGTCTGCCAAGACGTTGTCCCCAATGGTTGTTGATCCTACAGCACAAATCAAAGTACAACTAGAACGTATTTGCATTCGCAAAGCCTGTCCAGTACGTGTCTTCATTGGCAGCGAGCGTGGAGAACTAGCCAGTAGCCAAGACGACTCAGCGTGGAATGATCGTCTAAGGCAGCAACAGACCCGCCGCAATACACCTAGGATTATCTGCCCCACGATTAACCGACTGATTATGATGGGTGTGTTG